GTCGATGGGCTCGCGCTCATCGGCACCAAGAGCAAGGAGGCCGCGTTCCAAACCCTCGCTCGCAAGACGATGGAGGAGCTCCGTGAGGCCTCCGCGCTGATGATGCAGGCCTCGTTCCACGGGGCGGGCAATGGCGTCCTCGCCACCGTCGGCACCGTGACCGATACGGTCACCATCATCGTCTCCTCGCCCTACGGCGTGAGCGGCGCTGGGCAGGGCTCGCTCCTCATCTCGGTCGGCGACTACATCGCCGTCCTTGACTCGACGGGCGCGACGGTCCGCGGGCGGGCGCAGGTCTCGGCCATCCCGACTGTCTCGGGTGCCAACTCGACCCTCACCCTCGACACCTCGGTGGGGTCGATGGCGGCGGGCGACATCGTCGTCAAGGCCTCGGCCTCTGACACGTCGTACAATGCGGCCACCAACGGCCTCATCAATATCACCAACCGTGGCGGGAACTATGCCTCGCTCCACGGGCTCACCGCTGCGACCTACGGCATCTGGAACGCCATCCGGATGGTCGCCGGGACCGATACGCCGGATGCCGCCCAGCCGACTGAGTCGGACATCTGGGACCTCATCCAGCGTGTCTCGGGCTTCTCGGGCAAGGACGCGATGCTCCGCCCGCAGGAGTTCCTGCTCATGACGACCCCGGGCGTGGGCAAGAAGCTGATGGAGAGCTTCATCGGCCAGCGCCGCTTCGACGCCAAGGACACCGCCAAGGTCATCAAGGGCGGGTACAAGGCGGTCGAGGTCTGCGGGCTTCCGCTCGTGATGGATTACTACGTCCCCGCTGGGACCCTCTACCTCATCCACATCCCGTCGCTCGCGCTCGTTGACGCGAAGGACTGGGGCTTCGTGGAGTACGAGGGCGCGGGCCCGGTCCGGTGGCTCGATGGGCGCGATGCCTTCGAGATGACCTACGGGTACTACGGGAACCTCGCGGCGCTCCAGCGCAATAGCCACGGCTCCATCACTGGCTACACCGACACCGTGTTCTACACGCACGTGACGGCGCAGGCCTAAGTCACTAACGCGGGGGGTGGGAAGTCCCCACCCTCCGCTTAGTGGGTCTCTCACTTCTTGACTGCTATGCCTCTTAACTTCTTTGCTCCGAAGCCCGGTCGGTTTGGTGTCCAGACGGTGCAAGTCCGTTCGGGCCAAATCGGTGGGGCGAACTTTCTGGGTGGGGCGACGCCGTTGACGGCGAACACCACCACCATCTTCCGGCTCGGCGGGACCGCGGGGCGGAAGTGCCGCGTCTCGCGGTTCGGGGCGACCACCGTGACCGTGCCTGCCGATGCGGATGGCGCGATTACGGCGACGCTTCGCAAGTACGACGCCTCGGCCAATGCCGCGGTGACGCTGACCGGGGACATCGACCTCGAGGCCCTGACCACCCGTGAGGAGTCGTCGGTAGCGGTGCTCGGGACCTTGACCGATGCCCAACTCACGCTCGAGGATGGCGACGCGCTTGAGATTCACGTCGTCTCCGACTCGGCTGCGATTGACACCCAGCCTGCTGGGCTGGTGTTCGTCGCCGAAGTGCTTGTGCTCGAGTAATGCCACTCACTGTTCTCGTGAATCTCCGCGGGAACCCCGAGCCGCCCACCGAAGTGGTGCGGCGGCTTCGGGCCGTGGACCCGAATCTCGGGCTCGAGTGGAGTTCGTTTGAGCAATGGCGGCTGGTCCGGAAGTGGCCGGAACATGACCGTCGCTGGCAGTGGGTGCAGGAGGGCAAGACACCGCCGTCCAGCGCTCACGACATCATCGGCTATATCCCAAACGACTGCGATGTCGACCAAGTGCCTGCCTACGTCACGCACCTCCTGCGGGAGTGGCCTGTCGATGAGGCGCGGGATATGCTAAGCAAGATGAACCATTACCACACCGAAGAGGCCACGGCTCCCGTGGCGCAGGCAATGGAGGAGGCGGTCGAGCAGACGATGGCCGACGTGACCGCTCCCTTGAAGAAGACAGGCCGACGGAAGAAAGTCACTCTCGCGGAGTAAGCAATGGCGTGGACCAAGGCGACCTATCTGGAACGAACGCGAGATTGGGCAGATGCCCAGAACTCCGACCGTTGGAGCGACAACTTTCTGTACTCGCTACTCGATATGGTGTTTCGGGACGAGTGGCAGGGGTTGCTCGACGCGAACCCGTATTATCGGTTTGCCAAGCGCTCGGTGACCACCGATAGCGATGGGCAGTTTACACTGGCCGCCACCAATAGCGGGGGCGGGGATACGGAAGAGCATACCTACAAAATCATCACGCTGACTGACGGCGCGAACACCATCTATCGGGAGACCGATTTCCGGCAGGTGCCGCTTGCGCTCTCCGGCACCGAAGACTACCTGAGCTACGACCGCCAGTACTATCTCATTGGCGACGCCGTGCAGATTCTGCCGCAGACCGCCAGCCAGAGTCTACAGGTCGGGCTCAACTGGATTCCGACCTCGTTTGACAACTTGGCATCGACTGCGTCAACAGTAGACTTCCCAACGGGCCACGAGAATCTGCTGGCCTTGAGCGCTGGCGCGATGGCGCTGGCCAAGGGCGGGGCAGAGTCGCAGGCAGCAGGCGACCTGTTCTCGCTGGCCCAGCAACGGCGGCAGGCGTTGTATGCGGATGTGGCGCGGCGCACGGGGAACCCGACTTTCCTGCAGTTCCCGGATAACGCACAAGCGTGGGGTGGCTGATGGTACAGCTCTCCTCTGGGCGGCAACGTCTGACGGATGAGCAACCCGCGATGAACGGGGGGTTGAATAGCATCTCGGATGACCTCTCGCTTTCTCCCCAGCAACTCCGGCAAGCCGCGAATGGGCGACTTACGGACTACGGGGCCATCACGAAGCGGGGTGGGACCCAGCGCATCTCGAGCGCGGTTCTAACGGCGCATCCGGTGCTGAACGGCTTCAACTGGAGCAAGGACAACGGGACCGAGCAGATACTGGCGGTCGCCAACGGGACGCTCTACACGACCACCTACGGGTCCTTCCCGGTAACGTGGACCTCCCGGACCGGGACACTCTCGACCTCTGTGGCCCCGACGTTTGCCCAGTTCCGTGACGGCACGGGGACGGACGTGGTGTACATCGCGGACGGCGGTCTCATTAACAAATGGAACGGCACGACGCTCTCGACCAACATTGCGAACTCAGTGGCGGTTGAGACCATTCAGGTCCACAACGAGCGGCTCTGGGGGTGCGGGAATAGCACCTACCCGGACAGCATCTTCTACTCGGCGCTCAACGATGGCGACACCATCGGCTACGGCGCTGGGGGTGGCGGCCAGATTATTGTCCGGACCTTCGGCGATGAAGTGGTCATCGGACTGGCCTCCATCAACACCAGCTTGCTCATTTTCCACCGCCGCGGTATCTCGAGACTGACGGGCTACAGCCAAGACGACATCACGGTGCAGCCTGCGGGCCTGACTTCGGATGTAGGGACGATTGCCAGCAAGTCGATTGTGGCCAGCAATAACGTGGCCTATTTCATCTCCGAGCGCGGGCTCTACCGCTGCAATGAGATGGAGGTGGCCCCGGTCGGGACCCCGGCGCAGCCTGACCCCCTCCTCCCGCTCATTCGCTCGCTCTCGGCCGCGGAGTTTGACAACATCCGCTGCATCGTGAACCGGGCGACCAAGGAACTCTGGATTAGCATCCCCGGCATCGGGTGCTACCAGTACCACTTGGTCCTCAATGCGTGGTCCGGACCGTGGGATAGTGCCTACATCTCGCCCGACACGACGGCCTTCTTCGAGGTCATTGACGATGACGGCCTGCCTGTCGTGATGCGCGGAGACAACGATGGCTGGGTCTCGCTCTGCGATGCCCCGCTCATCTACACCGATAATGCCAACGCGGATGGGACGGGTGGCTCGACCTATGCGCTGGTCGCGCAGATGCACCGGATGTATTGCGGGGACGATGCGCTGGCCAAGGCCCTGCGGTGGGGGTATGTCACGGCCCAGCTCAAGGGGTCCAAGAATTGCTCTGTCTCGTGGGCGACGGACGAGACCGCTGGCAGTTTCCAGCTCCCCCCCAGCTCGGCAGGTATCTGGTCCGGGCTGGAAAACTGGGACACGGGGATTTGGGGCGGCTCGGGCAGCCGCAACTACCGTATCCCGATGGGCGGGACGGGTTACTACGTCGATATGACCATCACCGACTCGGGACAGGCACTGCCCGTTTTTAGTCGGATGCAAGTTGAAACCTTTGCACTAGGACGCCGCTAATGGCTACCACGGTTGGCTCACATTCCGTTTCTGCCTTTGCCACCCCGGTGAATGGTGGCCCGCTCGACGCCAACGTCGTTCGGGGCAATGACAACACGATTCGCACGGCCTACGTCGCGCACGATGCCGACACGGGCATCCACGTCCAGTCCTCGACGCTGGCGTCCCGGCCCTCGGCGGGCACGGCAGGGCGCAAGTGGATTACCGCTGACACGGGCGTCTACAAGCTCTGGTACGACGACGGGACGACGTGGCACGAGGTCGCGGCCGGGAACATCGACGTGTTCGTCATCGCGGGCGAGAATCTCGTGAAGGGCGACGTGGTCAAGGTCACGGGCTATAACAACGGCACGGGTGCGCCGACGGTCGCCAAGGTTGCCAGCGCCTCGGATGTGGCGTTCGGCATCATCACCTCGACGACCATCGCCAACGGCGCGACGGGCTACCTGAGCAACACGGGCCTTGTCATCGACGTGGACACCCAAGCCTTCAGCATCGGGAATATCCTCTACCCGAACACCTCAGGTGGGTTCACGGCCACCAAGCCGACCTCGGGCAACTATCAGCCCGTCGCCTACGTCCTGCGGTCGAACCAGAACAACGGCGTCCTTTACGTCGAGTTCTCCGCCCCGCGCATCGTGGAGCGGTCGGACAACACGGCCAGCACCATCGTTCTCCGTGACGCCTCGGGCAACTTCAGCGCCGGGACGATTACCGCTGGGGCGGTGACCTCGACCGGGCTGGTCACCTTCGCCAGCCTCAAGGGGACTGGGGCCACGACGGTCACGAACATTTTGGACGAGGACAATATGGCCTCGGACAGTGCGACCGCGCTGGCGACCCAGCAGAGCATCAAGGCGTATGTAGACGCGCAGGTCGCCACGGTGGACACGCTGGCCGAGGTGCTGGCGAATGGCAACACCACGGGGGCCAACGACATCATCGTGACGGCGGGCCAGAAGGTCACGACGGACACGATTGCCGAGACGACCTCGGGGGCTGGCGTCACCATTGACTCCGTCCTCCTCAAGGACGATGTGGTCAACGCGACCGACATCGAGACGGGGACGATTTCGGCCAACGACGGCACCGCCAGCGCCACGATTGCGAACAGCACGGGCGTGATGACTATTGCGTCCTCGGTGCTGACCACGACCGACATCAACGGCGGGACCATCGACGGGACCACGATTGGTGGGGCCTCCGCCGCCGCTGGCACGTTCACGACCGTGGGGGCCACGACCGGGAACATCACCACGGTCAACGCCACCACGGTGGACACGACCAGCATCGAGGTCACGAACGTCAAGGCCAAGGACGGCACGGCTAGCATCGCCATCGCCGATTCGACGGGCGTGGCGACCATTAGCGCGGCTCCGGTCCTCTCGGCCCTGACCGCCTCGCAGGCCGTCTTCACGGACGCCTCCAAGGGGCTGGTGAGCAACGCCATCACGGGCACGGGCAACGTGGTGATGTCGGCCAGCCCGACGCTGACGGGGACGGTGACCGCCGCGACGCTCAACGCGACGACGCTGGGCGGCACGTTGTCCACGGCGGCGCAGACCAACATCACCTCGGTCGGCACCCTGACCTCGCTGACGGTCAGCGGCAATGCCACGCTGTCTGGCGCAGGGTCTTCGCTCGTCCTTGCGGGTTCGACGCGCAATGCCGCACTCCGCGTCACTGGTAGCACGCTGGAGTTCCGCGATTTGACAGGGGGCGTAAACCTCGCCACGCTCGACCTCGGGACGGGCGCATTCTCTGTAATCACCGACCTGACGGTGGATACCTCGACGCTCAAGGTCGATAGCGCAAATAACCGAGTGGGTATCGGCACAACGAGTCCAAGTGGCATATTGGACATTCGTGGAAGCGGCACCTCTGGCGATAACAATGCGTTTCTGCGCTGGGCGGCTGACAGCGCAGGATACAGCCCCGGTCTTAACTTGTATAAGGCGCGTGGCACGATTTCCTCGCCCACCATTGTCTCAAGTGGCGACCAGACGGGCGTGTTGTTGTTTGGCGGCTACGATGGGTCCGGGTATCAGGCGACGGCCTACATCGAATCGCGGGTGGATGGAACGCCGGGGTCTGGCGATATGCCGGGACGCCTCGGGTTCTATACCACGGCAGACGGGTCATCGTCGCCCACCGAGCGGATGCGCCTCGACAGCGCGGGCAACCTCGGCCTCGGGGTGACGCCGAGTGCGTGGTGGTCATCGTCACGAGCGATGCAATTGGGTGCTGGGTCTATCGTGCAGGGCCGTGCCGCAACGCTTGACACGATTGAGGTGGGGGCAAACTACTACATCAACTCAAGCGTAGCGCGGGTGTATATCGGCAATGGCTACGCTACACGGTATGAGCAAAACGCAGGACAGCATCAATTCTTTACGGCGGGCAATAACACCTCTGGCGCAGGGGCGGCTCTCACGTTCACGCAGGCGATGACGCTGGATGCGAGTGGGAACTTGGGGGTGGGGGTCACTTCGCCACAGTCAACGATTGACGCCTACAGAAGCACAGAGGGGGCGTATTTCCGTGGTGGTAGTGGTGACCCGGGACGGCAGTTAAAGTTTAGCTCAAGCACCACCACCAACGCGGGTGACACGCATACGATTGACGCGCAATCTGGCACAGGCATTTTGGTTTTCGCTGTCACCAGCACCGAACGCGCACGCATCACGAGCGGGGGGTATTTCAAGGCGACGAATGATGGGGCGTACATCGATGCTAATGGCACTTATCACGAACTGCGGCAAACTGCGGCTGGGCAAAATATTGCGTGGCTTAGGCACACCCACGCAACCAACCCGTATGGCCCGTTTATTGACTTTAGTGCTGCGTCCCCAGACAATAACAGCAACTATTTTCTCGCGTTCAATGACAGTACTACACAGCGTTGCATCATTTACTCCGACGGTGACCTCGCCAATCACGATGGCGTCTACGGCACTATCTCGGACGAGCGGCTCAAGCAAGATATTGTGGATGCCGGAAGCGCGTGGGATGACCTGAAGGCCGTTCGGTTCCGCAAGTACCGCATGAAAACCGATGTCGAGGCGAACCCCGATGCCAAGCCGTTGCTCGGTGTGATTGCCCAAGAGCTTGAGCAGGTCATGCCGGGGCTGGTAGACGAACATCCCGAAATGAGAATGGTTGAGGTTCCCGTGCTGGATAAGGACGGGAACGAGACTGGCGAAGTTACAAGAGAACAGCGTCCGACTGGCGAGGTCACCAAGACGGTCAAGTCGTCCATCCTGCTGATGAAGGCGGCGGTTGCCTTGCAGGAAGCGATGGCCCGTATCGAGGCGCTGGAGGTTGAGGTCGCCGCGCTGAAGGCTGGCGCGTGATAGACTGGCTTCGCGGCATCGGGCGGCAGATTCTCCGAGCCTTCGGTTGGCAGGGGCGGTATCCTGCACTCAACTGGGGCGAGACGGTCTTTCCGGTAGCCGACCGCTCGAAGCTCGACGCCCTCTGGGTGGCCCAGCACGCTATCGTCACGGGGCGTGGGGGCGAGACGGCGTATGACAACCCCCACGGCTTGCGCTACGGGGTCTACCAGTACGACCGCTTCCCGGACGGCTCGACGCATTGGGGCAAGTATTGGGGCCATAGCCGCGTGATTGTGGTCTTGAAACAGCATGAAGCCAACGCCAAGCTCTGGTCGCACGAGTGCCGACATGATGTGCTGGGGACGGAAGCGCACCCGGCGGAATGGTTCAACGGCTCACACTTGGAGATGCCATAAATGCCGAGAAACATGAGCGAGTTCTGGGACAAGCCGAACCCGAACAAGAAGTCCGAGAAGCTGACGCCCGAACAAAAGGCGAAGGCCAAGGCGCGGGCCGCGAAGGCGGGGCGAAAGTACCCGAATCTCGTCGATTCCGTGGCCGTTTTGCGGGAGAAAAAGAAGTGAAGTGGTGCAATGGTTGCTCCACGGAAAAGGACGTTTCCAGTTTCTGGAAGAGTCAATCTTTGTGCATCGAGTGTGCCAAGGAACGGCAAGGCAATCGCTGGAAAAGCAGGTCGCCACAAAAGCGGCTCGAGCAGCACCTGAAGTACAAGTACGGCGTAACGCATAAAGAGTTTACAAGAGCTTGGAACAAGCAGGATGGCAAGTGTTCTATTTGCGACAAAGAGCTTCCGGACCTGATGACGTATGACAACAGGCGGAGGGGGTATGCCATTGACCACAACCACGAGACGGGGAAGTTTCGTGGCATTCTGTGCACCAAGTGCAATAGTTTGCTTGGAATGGCGGAGGACTCAGCCAGAATACTGGCAAAAGCTATTGGGTATTTGGAGCAAAACGGGTCCTATGCACCTGAAGTAATTGCAGAGCTTGAAACCGCTAACTCTAAGCGAGGGAAGTAGTTATGCCGATTAAGTCAATGGCGCAACTCCGGGCGATGTACGCCGCGGCCGAGGGCCGTGGGGAGTCGGACATCCCCAAGAAGGTGGCCAAGAAGTTCATCAAGGAAACCCCCAAGAAGTCCATCAAGAACCTGCCGGAGCGGGTCCGGAATACGGGCAGCTACAGCGGGTCCGCGGCCCAGCAAGGCTAAGCATACTGCGTTATATTCACCCCCAGCAGACACACCGAGAGACCCCAATGGCGAAGACGTACAAGCAGATTCAGGAAGAGGCAAACCGGATGTTCGGGAATAAAGCCTCGGACGAGAAGTTCAAGTGGCGGCAGGAGCAACAGCGGGCCGCGGGCTTGGACGTGGAGAAGTCCACTCGCGGTGGGATTGCTGGGGCCTATGACCGCAACAAGAAGCTGGTCGGCGCGGCCGTGACGGCGGCAGGCTACCTGATGGGCGGTCCGGCTGGAGCCGCGGCCTCCCGCGGCTTCCTGCAGGGCGTAGACCGCCCGGGCAAGAGCGGCATCGGGTTCGATGTCGGTCGAGCCGCCAAGGGAGCAGCGGAGGGATATGCCGCTGGCAACATCGCCAATCTCGGAAAGATGGGCTTGTCCAAGTTGACGGGCAGCGGCGCGGCTGGTGGTGTGCAGTCTGGGGCCGTACCAACCCAGCGCGTTTTGGACCCGTCCCGTGGGGGGTATGTTAATGTTGGCGGCACTAGCTCTCCAGTTTCAATGTCAGACAAGTTGATGGGAATGGCCAAAGGCGCGGGTTCCTACATCGCCAAGAAGCCTGAGCTCGCTGCTGGGGCGCTAAAGGAGTTTTCAGCATCTCGCCAAGCGGCCGCGAACCGCGAGCTAGAGCGGCAGGCGATGCAGCAGGGCCAACGTCAGTTTGAGGAGACGATGGGCCTTCGCAAGCGCGAGGAAGAGCGTGAGGTCGAGCGCCAACGCCGCATCGCCCAGATGCTGGCCCCGCTCTTCCAGCGCATCGCCGGAGGGCAGGGCTAATGGCAGACTATAGCTCCCTCTTTGGCGGGGCGTACAAGAAGCCCAGCGGGATGCAGGGCGACGAGGAGCAACAGCGTCGCCAAATGCAACAACCGCAACAGCCGATGCAACAAATGCAACAGGCTCCGGCTCCGCAGCGGACCTTTGCCCAGATGCAGCAGCAGGGGCAGGCCCGTCCGGCTCCCCCGCCGTCTGCCCCGCAGACCCCGCAATACAAGCAGTCGCACGTCGGCCAGCAGGCGACCGGGATGC